TCTATATCTACTATGTCAAGGTTGGATGTACCATCTACATCAATACCTCCAGCTAAGTCTATGTCTCCACTGAAAATAGCTGTTTGTGCAAAAGTAGTGCCACCACCATTTGCTATAGTTATTGCATCGTCACCATCTGTAAATTCTATAAGTGGTGTTTGTATTGATGATGATGTTTCTATTATTCCAGAAGTTTGTAAGTTTAATTTTGATAAAGCATCAACAACTTTTGCAGCACTACCTGCACCATCTAAATAAACTACTTTAGTTTTACCAGTTGGTATAGTTACAGTCGCACCACTACCTTGTTTAACAATTATAGATTGCGATCCACTTGTTCCATTTTCAATAACATGAACTCTTTTTAAAGTATTAGGTCCAATTGTTATAGTACAAGTTGAATCTAATGTACCTGTATATAATATATACATTGCTCTGGCTGGATCAGCTGCTCCATCAGCAACAGTAGAAGTGTGTGTATCTGCATTAGTTGTTATAGCTTCTGTTCCGTATCCTAAAGCGTTACCAATTAATTCTAAATTTGTATTTGTTGTATTGCCCCATGTACCACTACCATCACCTGTAGCTAGTTCATTTAGTCTTAAATCGTTTACATATGTACTTGCCATCTATTTATCCTCTTAATATATATTAAATCATTTACGCTGCTACGTCACTCCAAGTATTACTTGTTGAAGTATTTGCATCTGTCCAATTTGCAATAGGAGTTGTAGGAACTTCTCCCCAAATAATAACTGAAGAAACATTACCTGTAGTATTAACTCCAATAGGATATATATTAGCAGATGCATTTGTTACTAAACTACCTATATTACCTGTTGTTCCAGAAGATGTTATAGGTAATACATTATTAGTTATTAATCCTACTGAATTAATATTACCTGTTCCATTAGTTCCAGTCGTTGTTAAATTACAATCACCTGTAACACTTTCATTTCCTATACCACCAGTGCCTGCTGTTCCTGAAACACCTACTAAAGCAGCACCTGTAGATATAGGATTACCTACATTACCTGTTCCATTAACTCCTGTGGTTGCAACCGGTACAGTTCCTGTACCAAAACCTAAAGAACCCCATCCTGTTCCTCGACCCCAACCATTAAGTATCTCAGCCATAAAATTTAATTAACTCTTATAATAGCGTTGCTTGCATCAGCAGTAGGAAACGTAATAGTAAATGATCCTGCTGTAGATGTTTTATCTCCACCAAAATCAAACACAGCAACTGCTGGATCACCTGTTTGCGTGTCGTTAAAAATCATACAACCTCTAGCAGTTATAGTGCATGTACCATAAGTTAATGTAGCAAAGTTAGTTATACCTGCTGTTCCATTATTAGTTGGTTCTACTTTAGTTAAAGTATTACCTTTAGCCGTGTAGTTAGTTCCACTTGCTTCATTAGAAGTAGTATACGCTGTAGTACCAGCACCCATTGTTGCTGAATTAGTATACAAAGCTAATCTAAAAGTATTGCCACCTGTTGAAAAATTGTGTTTTGCTTGAAGAAGTTCTTTCTTAAAACTAGTACACATTGCTTGCGTTATTGCCATTATAGTCTCCTTATAATATTAGCTAAGTCTTTATGACCTTGCTGTTCTAATTGATTGCATACAGTACAAATGTGATTTTTAATACCTTCGTTTATATAGTGTGCAATGACTTTGTGTGTAGCATCTTTAAATACATGAGCCTGTGCTTTGATTGTATCTGGTGCTGTTTCACTTATTGAAATTAATTTGTTAGTTGCCATAACAGCAACTTCATCTACTGTATGTCCTCTGTTCTGTGTAGTTGTTACAGTTAAATTACCTAGTTCTGTATCTGTTTTTGCTTGTAACATTACAACTCCTTTGGTTCTGGTGGTTGTAAAGATTCTTTTCTTTGATCGTCAACCCATTTTACAGGATCATCCCTACCTATAATACCAAAAGGTATTACGTTTTCTTGTAATACGTCAGAATACTTACAAACTTTCATCTTATTATTTTCAACATAGCTTACTACAGGATCGTTTAAACGATGATAACCATATAATTTATCTTTAAAGTTAACATCTGTATCTAATAGATTACATGATTGAGCAATTGATACTTCTATATTTTGTTCCATACACTTGCCTAACCAAAATTCACAACAGGCTCTACCCATTTCTGCAAAATGTGCATTCTTTTTATATGAAAAATCTGTACCAAACATATTGATAGAACCTACTTTATTCCAATAAGCAAATGCTATTGCATAACAAACTGTATTATTTAAGTAACCACATTGTGTATCACTTATAACAGCTTCAATAGGATACTCTTCTACTGCTGGTACTCTTTTATCTAGTTCACATGAATAGATCGGATATTCAATTAAAGGTAAATTATCTTTCATCATATCTGTCATGTTACCAGCATCATCACTATCAAAGAAACGTGACATTGGGTCCATTACAAATGCTCTATCTGCGTCTTTAACTACCTTGATCATAGCGTTAATTACCCAAACTTCATCAAACTCCTGACTATGTGTAAGACTTAAATGAAAATCTAATTGACTAGCACCCATAGCAACTATAGCTATATTCTTTCCTTCTAATTCTTTAATTCTTTTTTTAATCATTATTGTTCTTGTATTCTAGTTTGTCCTCTACGATAAGCATCTTTTCTATTTCTTCCATCGTTTTCTAATTGTAATAAACTTAAAGACTCTTTAAACCTTTGTTCGTAATTAGCTATTATATCTGGTTCGCCTTTCATAAAAGTGTATGCCTCTACTAAACATCCATATAATAAAGTATCTGGTGCATTAGTACCTAACCAACTTAGTCCTCCACTTGCCGATGCTGTAATAGAAGCAGGCAAATGAAAGTAATGCATCTCTAATTCATATACAGCATCTGGAGTAGGGGCTAATATAAAATGACTATTACTAAATTGTGCATAAAATTTAGGTATGTTTTTGTTTGAAGCTTGTTTAGGATAAGCTTCTCTTATAAAATTTACATCCTTGTTAAGTAAGTATTCATGTTCATCTTCAGAATTTATTACT